TCGGTCTCGGGCCATTCGGACTGCCCGCCCTGGCCGTGCTTCTCGGCGATCTCCCGGGCCTTGGCCAGGAATCCGTTGCCGTCCTTCTGGAGCTGTTCCAGCTTCTCTTGCAGTGTCGTCATGTCGATCTTTCTCCTTGGGGTTGGTTAGGTGCTCAGCGCGAATTCCGCGGCGAGCCTGTCCAGCGCCGAGGTGTCGACGGACGACTTCTGGCTGGCCTCGCGCGGCTGTCCCGGCTGCGTATCCGCTTCCGGCGCTTGGCGAGACGGACCGTTGCCGCTGGCCTTTTCCTCGTCTGATGTGCTTTCGAGAGCCGACAACACGCCGCCGATCGCGGTGTGCGCCTCACGTAGTGCGCTCTCGTTTTTGGCCGATAGCACGCGGCCAGCTTTGACCTCGTGGGACACCAGGTCGATGATCGACTTGACTGCCACCACGGAGGTGTCTTGGTTCGCGCCGATGGGCACGAATGAGAATTCGTAAACTTTCAGCTCGCGCAACTCGTTGGCGCGCAATCCGTTTTCGAGTTCAACACCGGCCTGGTCGATCGTGTCGTAGGCGAATGACAACTGATTGAGCCTGCGGCCCTTGACCAGCCGGTAGACGTGGGGACCCTTCGGTGATTCGAGGTCGAACACGCCCTTGACCCACCAGCCGTGCTCGTCCTCGCCCATATCCTGGGCGCCGGCCACGTAGAAGTCCGGGTCATCCATCCGGTGACCGAACAGACCGGGCAGCACCAGGCCGGAATTCTTCCACGTCGCGATGGTCTTGAGGAAAGCGCCCGGGGCCACTATGTCGCCATAGCTGTCGGGCTGCTTGATGAATGTCGATGGGTAGACGATGAATTCGCCTTCTTTGAGCCCATCGTCGGGTCCGGCCTTGACCTGCCCGATAGAGGTGTTCTTGGTGAGCATTAGTCCTCCTGCTCGGTTTCGTCGGCCGGCGGCTTCTCCGTCGGGGTCATGGTTGGTGCTGAGCCGTCATCGGCTGGGATCGGTTCCTGGTCGCCGTTCTGGGTGACGTTCAGCGGGCGGATCAGCTCATCGCCGTTTTCGACGGGTGGCAAGTTCGCAAGCGAGCGGCCCTCGTTGATGGTTCGCCATGGCCCGCCGACGGATTGAGTGATTGAGGCGTCGCGCTTCTCGACGTTGCCGCTGAGTTTTTCCATGAGGTTGAACTCGACATAGAACTTCTCGGGCTTGCTCTCAAAATCGGGCAACAGCTGTAGCACGATCTCGTCTTGGATCATCGTCAGCCATGGGCCGAGGGTGTCCTGATACAACATCTGGTGCTGCTCTTCGATATTCGAGAACGTCGCATGATCCAGAATCCCGATCATCGGCGGCGGGATGAAGTACGACCGCGCAACCTCTTCGTCGGTGAGCTTGCGAGATTCGATGTACTGCAAATCTTTCGCCGTCTGCGATGCCGCAACGAACGTCATGCCATCTTCGAGTAGCGGGGTTCCGCCGGCGTTCGCCGCCATCGCGCCCGCGTATTCGGATTGCCACTCGCGTTTGAACCGGGCCTTAGCGTCTTCCGACCACTTCGGGGCATCGGGCACCTTAGGGCGCGAGATGTATCCGGAATGCCGAGCACCGTTGCGCATGATCTGATCGCGCATCTCCGAAGCGGTCCAGTCCTCGCGCAAGATCTGCCGGAGTGATTCCAGCGGGGATACTCCCGCATCGGCGATGCCACCGTAGCCCCGGAAGTACACCACCTCGTCGGCGGGAATCAGCCTCGCGCTCTTGGTGCCCCGGAACTCGAATTGTTCAGGGGTAAGCCAGTTGTCACCCTTGGGTGTGATCAGCGGCGCCGGTAGATGCACCAGGCGTGGCCCGAGCGCGGTCTTGATCTTCCACCAGTAGGCGCAGTCATAGATCGCGAAGTCGTGCACCAACGTGTTCAAGAACCGGTACCGCGTGGTGAAACTGTTGGGCTGCTGCAGCAGTCGGGCCAGGGCATGATCGGTCAGACGCTTACGGTCGTTGTCGCCGCGGCGCTCGAACGTGTGAATGCCGAGCTGGGCGATGTTGCGGGCCAGGAACGACACCGTGCGCCGCACCGATGGCTGCTTGCGCCACAACTCGAAGTAGTCCATCGCAACCCACGGCGACAGCTCAATTGACCGGATGGGGGTAACGCTCGGGCGGGACATGCCGCGTACCGAGCCCTCAGAGACGACGAACGCCATGACACCGCCTCTCAGAGCATCTGCACATAGTCGACATTGGCCCGATCGATCCGAACCTCACCGTCAGCAGGCATTGCATGCTCGACACCCGGCTCATGGACCAGAGCGCCGCGCAGGATCATCCCGGCACGACCATCGAAAGTGCAAACACCCTCAATTGCATTGCCACTGAACAGGTTTACCAATACCTTGCGACCAGCAGCCACATAGCGACGTCTAAACAATCATCAGCCCTTCTTCTTCGTAGGCACTCGTGCCCGCCACCTCACGCGCGGCCAGCGCGCGCGAGAGCGCCATGATCAGTCCCACCACGCCGTCGATCTTGTCGCCCGCATTGGCCTTGTCCGGCTTCACGTTTCCTGCCGGGTCCATCGCGACGGCGAAGTTGTCGATCTCCCAGCGCAACAGCGGATTGCCGCCGTGTCGGATCATGGGCTTGATCGGCAAGCCGTTCTCATCGGTACGGGCGCCGATGCGGATCAGCCGTTGCAGATCCTTGGTCGGTGCGCTCATCGAGGCAAACCCCTGGCCCATGGT